TTGAAATATTATTACCGTTGAGCGCGGGTATATAATCCGCTTTTTCCGCAGTCGTGACCGAAAATAATATTTCACCGAGAAGCGGATCCGCCGCGTATAAGCCTACGGCGTAGATAAAATAACCGGAACCCAACGAAAGGTTTGTGATTATGCCGTTCACTTGTATTATATCCGGCGCGACAAACAAAACGCCGCTCATCGGTTCAGTTTGCATAACATTATCTAAATCCGTTAACTCTGTAAGGTCCGTCGTTTCCGGATATTTATAATTTGAAGTTTTTAAAACTGTAAAATTTAATTGCGTAATTCCTGCCGCGACTTGCGCCAATAATGCGGCGCCTGCTTTAGTTACGGCTGATTGGTTCCATACTGCCATATTTTAACCCTCAATCTTTCTACGTTAAAAAATAATACATAGCCGAAGTCGCGGCGTCCGCTATATAAATATTTTCTTTCGTATACGTTAATATATTTTGTATTATTTTAAAAGTTAAGTGCGCGGGCAGCATATAAATTAATGTATATATCAATTCGTCGATTATGCCGTACACTCCGGAATTTACCGTTAATGTAAGATGATAATTACCGTAATCGATATCCACGATATAGTCGCCTACGCCGACTAACATATTGAGCCGTTCTTTTAATACCGGTAACGTTAACGGCGGTTTATTGTTATACCTATTCAATACCCGCAAGCGTCGAAAGTCGATTGTATCTCCCTGCGAGACTTTTATTTTTAAAAGCGTTTCGTGATAGCGTAAAGTCGCTTCGTCGCAGGTTTGAATAAAAAAATTATCTTGTACCAGCCAAAGATATATTTCAAATTTTTCGAGTTCGATATTTTCCGTTTCCATTATCGCGACAAAATCTTTTATCGCTTTGAAATACGGCGGCAGCAAACTTAACAAATCCGGCGGTAATAAAGGTCTATATATCATTTAAAATCACCGTCCCCGGTATCGGCAATTGCTGTAAAACGCTGGTTTCCGTTAATATTAAATCTCCCGGATTGCCGTTTAAAGTCAAATTTGTTACATTTACTACTCCCGGTACCGCAATAACCGCCGCCATGATTCGCGCGGCGTATACAGCGACCGGATAATTTATATACGGGACAATCGAAGAAACGACCATATTCCCCCAACTCTGCCGAACGCCGAGAAAATAATTATTTATTGCTTCGTTGATTTCCTGAGTTAATTCGACGATAGACGTTTCAATGACAACCTGCACAGACATTTCAATATCTACCGGAAATTCGGCAGCCGTCATTATTGTGGCTATAGCGCCGATAGGCGCGTAACCAAGTCCGTATTCCGTCGGATTATCGTCCGGCGCAACCGGCGGACATATCATAACTTGCAGCCGATCGATTAAATCCTGCGCCGCCACGTCATAATTCGCGTTGATAACGCTGCATAAAACGGTACCGCCGCCTTGCCATACGGGATAAACCTGTACCGCGCCTACATCGTCTTCCGCGAGTAATATTTGCCGATATGCCGCTATATTACCGGCAAACGGCTGTTCATTCAACGAATCTAAGTAACGCCTTCTCAGCGCGTCGTCAGTTTCTTCGTCGGTACCATCGAGTATTATTTCAGTCATCGCCGCGAAGCTTAAGTCTTGGATAAACGTAATAGGAAGTAAACTTCCGTTATAATTATTTCCGGCTATTCCGGCGACTTCGGCGGTTAATTCGTACATATAATAACCCGCGTCGAAACCTAAATCCTTCGACACGAAAAACGTTATAGAATTGCTTCCGGCTATAGTCGAAAATCTATCCCCTAAAGACAGCGGCGCATCGAATAGCCCTAAACGTTTCGCCGGCGTCGAGCGTTTCCTTATTATTCCGCGTTCCGCCGCTTTATGTTCTAAATAAACACCAACTGCGAATAAAGTGAATGCGTTGCGTTGAATATTCGCCAAGTCAAGATAGATACCTTCGATTTCCCAGCTCGCAGGCGCGAGCGCTGTATGAATGATTGACCCCTCGCGCTTATCGAGCGCGTTTGTCACGCGATCCAATTGTCTTTTTAATATAATTTCTTTCGTATTTTTCGAAAAATCAAACATTTATCCTCATCTCCACTTCCGTTTGAAAATTGCCGAATACGGTATTTACGGTAAATGCGCAATAAACGCTGTCCGTATCGATTTGCGTAAATACGTAATCGCTCGCGCCTAAAATCCGGTTATCCGGTATCAACGCTTCATTTATTCGCCTTTTCAGTTCGCTTGTCACAAACCCAAAATCCTCACCGATTAATCCGGTAAGTTCAATGCCGAAATTCGGGCTGAATATTTGCCACCTATATCTTTCTACCGCAAATATTATTTCGACGGCTTGACGCATTGCTTCTAATCCGTCTGTAAAATTTACGATTTGCCGCGCTACGGAATCTACGTAAAACGTATAAGTCGGATAGTCTTCAAAATTTATCGGCATAGCGAGGTTTACCGATTCGTTTAATAACGGAAGCATTATATCGCTCCTTTCTGGTCTGTTCGGGAAAGAATAATAAATTTTTGGCCGTTTAATACGCGCAGCATAATTAACTTATCGCCGACAGCCAACGCGTAATTTAAGGTAAGATAACCACTTTCGTCCATTGCCGCGTTGCCGTTTCCGCTCGAAATATTTTCAGAAGCTGTTTCCGTAGCATAGCTGTCGGTAAGTTCGTCTGACGTTGTACGCCCGGGGTAAACGTGCGTATGTTCGTTTTTAACGGTACTATGCTGCGAAATTTTATGCGCGTGTTCGTCTTTCGACGTTTTGATTTTGTGCGTATTTTTATTTATTTCGACGCCGGAAGTAGTTACTATAGAGACGTCGTGCTCGTGGTCTTCGCCTGACTTCAACGCTTTGACGATAAGAGTTTCCTTATCAAGTATAACGCCCGCGTTGGTTTCGACGTTAATATCGTGTTTATGCTCGTATTTTTCCGTTTGCATTTCAAGAATATCGTGAGTATGCGCATATTCGGAAGTATCGGCGTCTTCCGTGGTATGTACGTGAGATAATGTACTTATTTGATGAGAATGCCCGCTTATTCTTATTTTTCGCTCCGCTACCGTTTCCGTCAACATAAGCGATTCTTCGGGTATCGGCAATGTGCTGTTTTCTAAAGTAACTTCTAACGGGTCTAATTGAGTCACTGTGCCGATTACTACGTCTGCCAAGCCTAAATTTTCAATATAATTTTTTACAATTGTTTGAATGGTATCGATTAAATCTCCCATTATCATGCTCCTTTTCAGGCTTGTATTATGCGCATTTGCAACTGCATTATGTGTGAATTGCTCGAGAATACATGGTCCACCTTGTCCAATAAAAAATATTGACTAAGGCTTATCTTATCTAAATTCGGTATATTAAGCATAACCATAGACCCTGCTCGTATACCTAAAACGCCGAGGCTTTGAACGGATAAAGTTTGTAACGCTCGGTTATAATAGGCGAGCATTGTTTTTGCCTGATTAGTAATCTGCGCCGGGTTCATTTCTTCGTTTACTGTTTCGTACTTTTGCAATAATCCCCATTTATTTATAGAGGCGGAATCTTTTATTATATACGTGTCGGCTTTGCCTGTGTCTGTATTCGGGCGCACTAATTTTATTTGATTATGCGTGCCGGAATCAATTTCAGATTTATAATCGTATTCGGTCAAAAGACTTTTTTGTCCGATAACCGCGTCTGATTTGAGATTTGCCGCTGATCTTAACGACAAAAATCCGGCGTCGTCGTAAAATATGAATACTTTCCCGGTATTGCGGGTCGTAAGCTCAACCGCGTAATTTATTATATCCAAACACGATTTGTTTTCACGGATCAACGACGGTATGGCGTAACCGGTATTTTCGATAATTCCGCATTTGAGATTAAACTGGTTAGCTATATATTGAATTACCTGCCCTGCGGTCGCGCCTGTAAATACATAAGAATCATTCGCTTTTAAATATCGTATTTGGTCGTAAGCCACTATAGATAACTGCCCCCAGCGGTTTACTATTTTTACGAAAATATAGCCAAAAAAAACAGGCGTTCCGTTGACGGAAAACCTGACTGTATTACCTTCTTCAAATTTTAAACCTGCGTCATTTATTAAACTGAACGTCAGCTTTCCGGGCGAGCCGGTTCTGTTAGTCGAATATTCGACTTTTTCCACGCTTTTGGAAATTTCAAATATTTCGTTTTCGCTGTTCTGAATCAATACTTCAAATTTCATAAGCGCTTACGCCTTTCGCAGCTGGCCCATTTGTACCCAGCCTAAATTTCCGACGCATACCGGATAACTTTGTCCCGGCGTCGGATTTTGTATTATTCGCGTTACCTTTACGCTGGCGTTATTTGCGGTACCGGATGGAGTATCGCCGTAAGAACTATAATAATACCGCCCGTTCGCGGTAACAGTATCGCCGACGGCTATAACGTCGTTGGGTACTTTCCGTTGTTCCGTAACAGCGGCGGATGCCGAATCGGCAGCGGCGGCGGACGCGGCAGCGGAACTACTCGTAGAATTTGTTCCGACGGCAGGACGCACCGTGACTTTTTGCGGCGTATAGTCCCGGTATTCCGTCAGCGATATGCTGTAATAAAAATCGCCTGTCTCACCGCCTTTTTCTTTTACGTCAAAGTCCTCTACGATAACTTCAATATTCGTATCGAATATCGCGCTCCCGTTTTCCATATAACGATTCGCGATAAACCGCACAGGTTCTTTTAACGCTTTATAGTCTTTAATTGCGTTGATATAGAACTCCGGCGACTTGAACCCTCCGCCTATCAAAGCGGCAGGGTCGTTAATATCGCCGGGAAAATAGCTTTCCCATGATATTTGCTGTAGTTTGGGTATTCGCGGAACGATTATTTCGCCTAAGCCGAGAACATTATACCGCGTATTGTCGGCGGAATGTTTAATCGGGTATTCCTGCGGGTTAACCGGAACCCGCAGCGTCGTCCCTTGTTTGTTGAAATATAATCCGTATTTTGTAGCTGACATTAGTTCCCTCCTAATACGAATAAACCGCGTTTGTGTGCATTGCTATTTGTTCGTCGAGTATTATTTTAACGGAATCGGCAATCGTATTCGCGTTAAGATTTTCGCCGTTCTCGTTGGTTACGTCGATTGATATATTGGGCGACAATGCGTTTACCTGCACGACGTAATCGCGTTCCGCCATATCGACAAGCATTTTCAAATCTTCGTCGGCGAGGCGTACTTCGTTTTTGATTCGTCCGACTGTATTCACGGTGTCGATATCTTTATCGCCGTTCGTTAAATCAAGACCCCATTTTTTAAAGAAATCATCTGTCATATTAGAATCTTTCATATCTAATTCGCCTAATCGGTCGCTGAGTTTATCTATATTTTTGTTTAACCCTGCCAATACCCCTACGTCGCCCTGTAATTCCGAACGATATTCTTTAGCTTCGTCGATTTTATCTTGCAATTCGGCGACCTTTTTATCGTATTGAGCGTTGACTTCCGCGAACCGATCTGCGTAACCGTAACTGCGCTGACCTGCAATCATCATGTCGCGGGTTTTTTCTATGTCAAATTGTCCGTCTGTATATTGATACGCAGACGTCGGAATGGATATCCCCTCAAACATTGCCTCGCGTCTCGCGGCCTCTGTTTCGGCAATTTTTTTGTTATAATAATCTATGTTACGCCCTACGCTTTTGATTCCGCCTTGAATAGACTTTACCGGATCGGCAGAATCCAATAAATCATATTTTTCCCTCATTGCGTATTGTTCTTCGAAAACTTTCGCCATCGTGTTTTCGATTGCCGTGGTTTCCGCTCTTACGCGCGCTAATTTAACATAGCTTCCGATTAATTCCTCAATCGCGCCCCGTTCGTACATATGCGCGCTTGTCAAGTCGTTAATTTTACTTTCAAAACCCGGTATCTCGGCGTTTATACTTTTTATAACGCGCTCTAATGTAAAATTTTGCTCGGCTGTTCTGTTTTCTATGTCCATTAACTCTAAAAACTTCGAACCCAGCTGTCCGACTTTTATTGCGCTTATGTCCCATGAATTCGCGGTCTGTTTAACGGATTTAGCTATTTCGTCGTATGTTTTAAATTGCTGGCCTACGCTGTCCATACCGCCGGTTGTCGAAGACATTTCTTTCATCGCTTTTTCCATATCTTCAATTGATTTCGTCATATCGTCGACATTATCCGCCGCGTTTTTCGACTCCGTACTGAACGCGCCCAAAGCTGCGGCGACCCCGACGATTATGCCGACAAGAGCAACGCCTATTAATACGATGGGATTTGCCCATAGAGCTGTATTCAACGGAATAAGCCCTATAGCCGCAAGCTTTGACGCGAGCGTAAACGACGCCAACGCTCCGGCGACGCCCATTATAACCGCGCCTACTTTTTTTAGATTTTCGTTTTGCGAGTTGAGCAGCGCAAACCCGCCGGCAAACGCCGCAGTCGCTCCTATCATAGCAAACTTTGCGGCGTTAGTCCCGCCCGTAAGCGTGACAAACCTCGACGTCGTGTTTAAAGCGCTGATCCCCATCTTCCCTATAGCGCTGTCGCCTATCAACGCTTGTGAGGCTATACCGGAAATCATAGAAACCGCTCGCATTGAGGAATTATTCATATTCTCAATTGCAGAAGTGGACCGCGCCGCTTTTTCGGTCAAATTTTCAACTTCTCGCGCCGCTTTTTCTACGGCGACCGCTTGTTCTTCATGCGCGACAACCGATTCGTTTACCGCTCCGGTCATTTTATCGAGCTCTGAGCTTGATTGTATTACTTTATCAACGAACGCTTCGGTTTCTTTTGCTGTTTTTTCTATGGTTTTTGCCTGTTCCTCTTGCGCCGTTATAGACTCATTGGTGGTTTCGGTCATTTTTTCGGTAGCGATATTCGATTGCGTCACTTTTTCGGCAAGATTTTCAACACCTTTTACCGCTTTATCTACAATAACCGCTTGTTTTTCTTGCGCCACGCTCGATTCGTTTGTCGCCGCAGCCATTTTATTTATAGCCGGCGCCGTCATTTCATAGGTTTGATTTACGGAATCGGTAGCTTTTTGAACTGTTTCAGATTGTTTCGCGGCGCGGTCGCCGAGATTGATATAACTGCCGAATATATTTGTAAATTTATCTATTAGCGTCAGTTCTTCTCTGATTTCAGCCATGACCTACTTCCTTTCCGTTTTATTTTTTGTGTTTCGGGCGCGCGTTAATTTCCTTGAGCGCCATTTGCGACAATAAAATGCGTTCGCGGACTTGCAACCCGATAACCTTATTCGGCGGCCACCCCCAATTAACGAACATATAGTACGCTAATTGGGTTTCCGCGTCGCCGCCGTCTAAAAGTTTTTTGCTTCTGCGGTCAACTCGTCTATATCCTTAAACCCGTTTATTTCAAGAATAGCGTCGACGAGTTTCGCAAACTCTCCCGCAAGAAACATTTTTGCCGGTACGCTCAACGGGTCGACAACGCCGTAAGCGGCGCATATTTCTTTATCCGCGAACGCGGGATTAACCGTACACGCCACGATAAGACGCGACTGGTATTCGTGTTTATCGAACGTTTCGGTTATTTGGCCTTTACTTTTATCGGTTTTAGTACTGAGTTTTATCAGTCTTGTATTTTCTTCCTGCGTGATTCCTTTAATCGTAATTTTTGCGGGATTGCCGTCTTCAGATAGAAACCTATCGCTGATTATTATTTCCTGCGTTACTTCCGTTTTAACGGGCTGCAAGAATGCCTGTAATTTGCTCGACATAAAAATTCTCCCTTTTATTAATTCGATCCGAGCTGCGCCGGAGCGTTAAACGCCTGCAATATTTCAAAACCCGTAAAGCTGAATGAGACGTCCGCCGTCAAAAATTCGGCGTCTGCGTCCAATATCGCTATAGGCGTGCTTTGCAATTTAACGTTATAAAACGCGATTGTTTGAATGCCGATTGACGTT